CTTGCTCTATACTTTCCCATGTAGCATTTTTTAAGGAGTCAGGTTTTAACCCAGCTAACAATTCTATACATTGTCTTTGAGCTACAAAAGCATCTGTTTGTTTTTCATACATATCCCATAGAGACATGTATTGACCAACTTTAATTTCGCTGTAGTTATCGGGTAGTATTATCTTCATTGTATTACGTAAGTTCCTTTTTTTCTGAGTAGCTTATTTAAGCAAATATACCTCACCGCATCTATTGAATGATTCCAAGAATCTATAGGAATTGGTAAGGTCTTTAAATTTTTATCTTGTTTCCACTTGTAGTTTCTAAACTCCTTTTGCACGTTTAGACTTGTATCCTTAACATGAATCTTATACCGCTTAAGCAAATCTATACCTATGCGAATTGAGTCAGCACCCTTTTTAGCAGGTTTGATATTAAAGCTACCTTGTTCATCCCCCCTATGTATTTCGTGTATTGCTTTAGGTTCTGCTGAGTCAGCTATAATTTCTTCCCCTCTCGTTATTCCTATCTCACGAAACTTAGCCATAATATCTATGTTGGTTAGGCCACCTGTATAAAGAAATTCTTCTATGTACAATTCATTGTCTCTAATCCACATCTTGACTAAAGCGGTAGGGTCAGCACTAAACCCCCAGTCAATTCCCCAAGCTACAAATTTAGCACGTTCAGGAAGTTCTGTGTATATGTGAGTATTGAATATCGTTGCCCTACTCTTACCCCTCTCACCTAATCCGTATATCCTCCAATAGTCTTCGTCCGTTTCTTTGAGACGTTCTATCTCTTTTACTGTGTCTTCGTTTAAGAATGGATTATCTAAGTAGGTAGATTTAAAAAACGAACAATCGTCTCTTGGTATTACCTCATCGTAAATCCAATGAAATTCCATAGACGGGTTAAAATCCATTACTATTTTATCTGTCGTTCTTAATGAAATCTGTCGGTAAGTTTCGAGGTCTAGCTCGTTGACCTCATTTAAAAAAACGAAATTTCTTTTAGCCCCCCTCATTTTTTGCGGCTGGTCGGCTGAAACAAAGCACCAAGTATTACCAAATAAGTTATAGGTGTTTTCAGTCTTGTTGTGGTTACGCTCATTATACCACCCTTCGTTGTTTAGGATAGTAATAAAGTCTCTATAGACTGAAGCCCTTAATGACGGAAAGCTCTTACGTACTACGTCAATTACAAAGCCTGCATTTTTATATTGATAACACCAGGATATGAGACAGTTTAGAATTGACCACGTTTTTCCTGAACGAGTCCCCCCTTGAAAAACAGCTACCCTTGTTTCACAGTTTAAAAGCTCATAGTATGTCTTAGGCTGGTTTATCATTCTTAAACCAAGAAGGAGGATTGATTGGTTCGTTTATAGTAACTTCCGTTTGAGAGTGTTTAGCCATAAAGAACGGTAATAAATTAGTGTAACACTTTAGGAACTTCTCTGCATTTTCTTCCTGTAGTATATCTAAGGCTTCCGATACAAACTGCATCTTACCCTCCATCATAGCATCAAACAATTCCTTAGTAGAAGTAGTTACTTTGTTCTTTACCCCTTTAGGTCTTCCGTTAAGGTTTCCTGATTTACCTTTTTCAAATGGCATTATCTATTGTATTTCATTGTTGTTTTCAATAGCGTCTAAGTTACAAATCTTTCTTAACCATCTACCTATTTGTTTTTGTGTAGGTGCATAGCTATTTATTGGGTCTATTTTATTCATTTCATACCTCCACCATTCTACATACTCTGCATCTTCCCAACATAGAGAACATATATAGTCTTCTCTTATAATATCTCCACAACATTCACTTCTTAAATCTTCCCCCCCTTCCATTACTTACCTGTTAAATTCCCCCATATACTTCCTACTCTTGATTTACTAAAAAAGCTTTCTTCATTATAAGTGTATTTAGCAACGTGAGTTTTGGTTCCCCATCTGTTATCTACTTCTACGAATGTAGAATCTATATCGTATCCGTCTTTCCTTAGTGAACAAATCGTAGCTGCTAACCTGGTATTCCCTAAATCTCTTATTGACTGTAGTGAGGTAATTGTTTTGTTTTCCTCTAGGTAGCTAAACAGTCTTGTCTTGTGTGTGTCTTTACTCATCTTGTAGTTTGTTTTTAAAGTGTTGTATTATTTCTTCTGTCTTCTGCTTGTAAAATTTCTTAAAATCTCCTTCCCCTCCTTCTTGCTTCCATAGAACAAACAACACACTTCTTAAACGCTGTGACTGTGACTTAGGTTCGTCGTATAAATCTAGGTCTATGTTATCTAGTTCTTCTACCTCGTCCGTATTCATTTTTTCTTCCCCCCTGAAATATAGAATACCGTACCTATCTAACATAGCATCTATATTCATAATCTCTTGACTTGTCTTTTCTTGAGTTATAAATCTTAGCGTTACGCTTCTATCTTTACGTCTACCATATCCATCAAATGTTACGGGGCAAAGTATTTTAGTCATTGCAAGAACCTTCGTAAGCTTTTTCTAACTCAACCATTCGAGCTTCTACACACGAACCACAATTAGTTTTCTTATATCTTTTGCCAAATGTTTCCTGGTATAAGTCTATTACTTGTTCTTGCATATTCCCCTTTAACTGTCCCTTGTGTAAAGCTGGGGCTAAAACTTCCTTCCATAGTTTTTTGTTCTTATCACTAAAAGGTTTAAAATATGGAAAACGTTTGTTTAACCATTGCTTGCGTTTGTCGCATCCGCAATCTTCGCCTGCTATTTTATTTACTACGTCTTTAACTACGTTAGGTATTAGACTCTCTACGGTGTCACCCAATCCTTTTTTGATTTTTTTTGAGGTAGTTTTTCGCTTTTTGGATACTTTGGTAGAGGGTGTTTTTGTTGATTCCTGTGGCATCTGATAATGATTTTAATGAATGTGAGTGTAAATAGTAAGACTTAAAGACTTCAGCATCGAACCATCTAATTTCTTCTAAGACTTTAAAAGCTTCTGTAATCTGTTCGTCTACATCTTTTTGATTAACTATGCTATATACATCTTCTTTGCTTGCTAAAATGTGAACTGGGTAACGTCTTGCTAATTTTTCTGTGTGCTTTTTATATTTATAGTAAAACCTGGAATTGCTACTAAACCCACAAATAGCCATTGACCTGCTTGTGTAACTCATAAGCTCGCCACGTTTACAAATGGGTTCGTATTTTTCTATGTTCTCTAAGTATGTTAATGTTAAATCGTTTAAAAGGTCACCGCCATAATTTTCACCTACATATCTATTTGACATATCTAGTAGGTATTGATAGTTAGTTTCTATAAAATTGCTAACGCAACTCATTAAACTTTTTAGTAAAGTGTTCTCTCATTTCTACTATTTCTTGTATGGAAAATTTACGCATTTTGTTACTCATAATCTCAACTTTTTCTGCTGTACCCTCTCCATACAATTCGTCCAAGTGTTTTCCAAATAGATATTGTTCTCCATTCCCTCCGTTTGGCATATTGCAACGCTTGCATTGTGGCATTACATTAACCATTCCGTGTTCAGGTTCGTACAAAAATCTTGTACTCATCTTTGACCTGCTTTGAAAGTGACCGCAATCGGTTTCATATAACCAATCTTTCTTTGCTCCACAAGTAAAACAATTTATAAATCCGTTTTCGTCTGCGTTGCTTTTACGCACGTATTTACTTAGGGCTTTGTCTAGTTTATTTTTTTCTGTAGACCTTTTCACTATACAATAATACGAGTTTTTAGTTTAAATGCCTAATATTTAGGGTGTATATGGTGATACTATTCTAAACTTTTGAAAGGTAACTCCGCCATTTTTGTCTCTTTTGGTGCAGCCGTAGAACCTTAAAACCCCATTATTATCTGCCATCGAAGGGCTTAGATAAGCAATGCTTTTAGCTATGTTATTATATGCTTCGTCGTGTGTCATTTTTTTGGGGGTTGTAGTCGTTTTTTTAATCTTGTTCCAGCCCTATCAAATTCTCTTTTAGGAATAGGTTCGTCTAATACATCTTTAAGATATTCACCTAGTGGTTTGTAGTCTTTATTCCGTTCTATAGGT